CAAGATTAAGTATTCTCTGGTCACTATCTTCATCTCTCTTTTGCCAAGCATCTCTCTCCTTTTGTGCGGACTTGGTGAGATAAAGAATAAACCAGAAAGAACAAAGTACAGTGAAAAGACTTACACCATACCTGTCTATAATTCCAAAGACTTGATCAAAAACTCCTGCGTCTGTCATAGGCACTTGTTGTATATGTTGTGTGGGTGCAGTTGGGAAAAATAAAGCATCTGCTGGATTCATTTTTTGTTGCAATTGTAAGTATTAGTAAGATTTGTTTCGACACATTGCCAGTAAGGTCTTTTGTTATTTTTATTTGCGGGGATAGTCCCCCGGAAAGGTTTGGCATCAATCCAAAATCCTTTCTCTGATTCGGTTTCAGTTGCAGCGCAACTAAGGAGCAATAAGCAAAAAGGTATTAACGCTTTCATTCATTTTCTGGTTCTGGTTCTTCCTTTTTCTCTAAATCTACGAGAGCCTGTTTGTATCCTTCTGCTTGGTGTAGTTGCATTTGAAGGTTTGGTATCTGTTGTCTAAGGTCTTGGATTATCTTATCTATTTCTTCTATAGTCATGCGTTTTCAAGTGCTTCAATTCTTGTTATTATCTCTTGCAATGCACCGACTAACAATGGAGTAATTTTCCCATAATCAACACCCTGCGGATCAATTACCTCTCTTTCACCCATTACTGCTTCTTTTGATTCAGTTGCTGGACTTACTTCATATGTTTCAGTTCTCATAGCATCTTTTTCACCTGATACAGCCTGTGGTATTATCTCTGATAATTCATGTGCAATTAATCCGTCAACAGTTTTGCTTGGGTCTTGCTTAAAATTAAATCTTGAAGGTTTGAGAGACTTAATCCTATCAATTGAACCTGTCATCGGAACAATATTTTCTTTCACTCGATAATCTGAAATAGAATTATAAGTGACTGCACTAGTAGTCATTTGAATATATCCTTGTGCCCCACTTGAATTGTGAAAATCTAAAATATTTCTAGTTGCTGTAGTACCAAGTTTATATTTACAGGTTTGTTGATTGTTTTCTTTCCAAAGACCCCACTTCACATAATTATCCGCATCACCATATAATGTTAAAAGAGGATCATTTTCACTTCCTCCTGTATAATTAATTTGTAATGCATTAGTGTCACCTGTTGCCGTACTTGTTCCCATTGCTACTTTGCTACCAACAAGAGCCATTGTAGTTTTCCATGTAGACCCTTCCCTTGTGCCAAAAAACATTGTTGAATCTTCATCACCATCTGATACATCAGTAGAATTTACATAGACTGATCCATAATTTAATTCGTTGTTACCATCATCTCTACCATAAAAATCTATTGAACCAATACGATCATTGTCTGCTGGTGAAGCACTATTTTTACTAAATCTTAAAGTACAACCATTATCATCTGCACTTGTATTTTCTATTTCAACATGAGTTTCCCCTGAATCACTTCCAGTTACATGTAACATATAACTAGGAGTCGCAGTACCAATGCCTATGCGATCATTTCCTGCATCCACAACAAACAAATTAGCTTCACCATTACCCTCAATTCTAAAGTCTACATCTGCACTTGCTTCATTGAAAACAGTTGCACCATCTACTGTCATTCCACCAGTAGTAGTGATTGCTCCAGAGGTGTTAACTATTGTACTTCCTCCTATAGTTCCAGCACCGATAGTCCCACCTGAAACTTTATCACCACTAACTTCATCTGCAGCAAATAGTGCAGGATCAAAATTTGCGACTTGTCTTGCTCTTGTCATGTGTTACTCCGTTGGTTTTGGATTGTTTATCTACTTCTTCTAATGTCATGCTGATTCTAGTGCCGTTACTCTTGCTTCCAGTGCATCGTTCTTAGTTGATAGTTCTTGGATTGCTTTAATAAAATAAGGAGTGAAAAGGTGATAACGGATACCAATAACATTCTTTTCCGCATCAGTCATATTAAAATCACTGGCAAAATCTTGAATGTCATCAACAATCATTCCTGCCTCAAACCCACTTTCAAGTTCTTCTAAATAGGAAGATGTATCTGTATCATATTTTTTGTAATTAAATGTTACTGGTTCAAATTTATTCATTAAAGCAATAGCATCAATATCGATTTTTTTAATATTTCCTTTATGTTCTCTAAGAGATGTTGAAGTCCCCATTCTACCAGATGAATTAATATAACAAGTAGAACCACTACTTGATGTATCCCCATGAAAAGACATATCTACTTCACCACCAGAATAAATTCTATGTCTCATCGTGGCTCCATCCATAATGTTAAAAGTCTCATCTACTGCAAGTTCCCATTTTTCTTGATTATCTTCTAATATTAAAGCACATGATCCAGCACTACTATTACCAATGTGAAGAACTGGGCCAGAAACATTTGATGAACTTGCAAAGTCACTTCCAACAGCTACGTTAGCAATAAAGCAAGTATCAGCAGGGCCAATTCTCAATTTCTTGAATCCTGTGCCCGTATCAACTGCCCCAATTTCTCCATAATCATTTGTGCGGTCATACCCTATAAAAACATGTTTCGTGATATCATCTGTATCCGATACCTGAAGAATTTGACTATATCCATCAGCATCGTCTCTACCACTAACATGGAGTCTTTCTTCATTATTCAATGAAGTAGTTCCGATACCTACATTTTCATTTGCATCAATAGTAACTGCAGTTGCACCTGAAGCATTATCATCTATACCTACTGAGGTAAATTTACCAATAACTCCAGATTTCCCAAAAGGTTCTTTCCCAATTATTCCACTCATGCTAATCTCCTATGTCCAGTCTTGGTCGATGTATGTGCAGTAAACATCTAAATTAGAACTAGTACTGCCAATTATTCTTAGATGCCTAGCATCAGTCCATGAAATTTTATCATTAAATACAAAGGTTTCTTTATTTCCTACATCTTGATCTATTAAAAAATAGTGGATATTTGTTGTATTTGCTCCGTCTGTCTGTGCTAATGTAAAAGTCCTTGCAGTAGCGTCTTCATTTGTAACTATTATAGACACAACTGTATAAATATGGAGTGCTACAGGAGTGAATATTGATGTCCATGAAGAACCCAATCCTGTAATTTTTGCATTCGTAATAATTTCTGAACCTGAACCTGTTGGTAGTGCCACTGTTCGTCTCCAATAAAATTGTTAATAATATTAGTAGCCTAAAGTTAGACTTGCTATTATATGCGATTGAAAGGCAGAACCTTTCTGTTTAATTTTTCCCGTTATTGATGTTTCAATATCTACTCCTGCAGCTAGTGCAGTATCGGTACTGATCGTAATACTTGATCCGTCTGCACTAATTGTATCAAGAGATATATCCCCTACATTGGTTATGTTGTTGTCACCGAAAGAGACATTACCAGAAAAAGTTCCTCCTGTTGCTGCACTAACTGTATCCCAAATAGTGACAGATTCGTAAATATCACATTTCAGAATATCTCCGTCTGCAGGTGCAGTCCCGACAATCGTGATTGTAGAGGTGGTTTTGGTGTAGTCATTTGACGCACCTTCCTGCAAAAGCACTCCGTTAAGAAACACCCGGACATAGTCACCCCCGGTTGAGGCTACTGTAAAAGCGGAAGTCCCAGTTGCAGTGTCAGTACCCTGAAGGAACTCGTGGGATCTTATTAAAGCACCACCTTCTTCTGCTTGTTTTCCTAAGTAAGGCATTTTAAGTTATTTCCATATAGCTGATTACTATATCAAGTGCGCTTGCAGTATCTGAATTTGCATAAATTTTATCTGTTGCTTGTAAAACCACCTTGTTGCCCGCCATTATCTCTAAAGAACTTGCACTGCTAATTGGAGCATCTTTTATGAGGTATGTTGTTTCATTAGCATTTGACGCACCTGTGTTAACTGATGTTGCTGTTGTACTCACTAATTGAACTGAGGCTTTAATTGTGCTTGAACTTTTATTAGATAACATAATGCCTAGAACAACTGTTGTTGTTGAGGACTGAACCTCATACAATTCCTCGAGTGTGGTTGAGACGTTAGTCTCGTTTGTCATTCGAAAAGTATTAGCCATTTAATCCTTTCAACCGAGTGCCACACTAAGGGCAACTACGTCATCCATTGTTACAGAAGCAGCATTCCAAGTTGACGCAGAAGCAATATAAGCATCTGCTATTGCAGTTCCTTGCCAAGTTCCTGTCCCAACAGTTCCAAGTGTTGTTACGTTAGAAGTTCCCGCCCAAGTGGACAGAGCAGTATTCTCAACGTTATTCAAACTTATGTCTGTCTTAACTTCAGTAGCTGATCTTCCCTCCAACCCAGAAGCAGTGAATTTTGCATAGTCATCATCTGCAACAGAAGCATGATCTACTACAACGTTATTTGTGTTTGCAATTCCGTTAGTTAAACTTGCCTGTGCTCCTATATCTGACAAAACCTCTGAAGTGGATCTTGACTCTAACCCGCTTGCAGTAAATCTCGCATATTCGTCATCTGCAACTGAGGCAGAGTCTATGACTACGTTGTTCGTATTTGCAATTCCGTTAGTTAGGTCACCTGTGTTATTACCTGAGATAGTAGCATCAGAAAGTGCTGTACTTAACTGGGCAACAGTAAATGATCCTAGAGTTGTTGCATTCCCTGAAGAGGTAACATGCCCTGTTAAATTTGCATTCGTGGTTACAGTAGATGCGTTACCAGTTAATGCCCCTGTAAACCCGGTAGCAGTTAACATTCCTGTAGAAGGATTATAAGTTAACCCTGTATCTGTCTCGATACCTTGAGTTCCAGTTGCTCCGTCTACAAAGGTTGGATATGTTGTTTCATCAGTTGAATTATTTGCTACTGCAGTTATATTTGTTGCAGTGGTTGCAGTATCCGCATTCCCGGTAACTCCACCAGTTAGATCACCAGTAACATCTCCTGTTAGATCTCCTGTTACGTTGCCTGTTACATTTCCAGTTAAATTCCCTGTTACATTCCCGGTTACATTCCCAGTAACGTTACCAGTTAAATTAGAAGTTACTGCGACAAAAGTGGGAGAGTTCCCTGTTCCAACTCCCTGTGCTGCTGTTGTTGCTGTTCCAACTCTTGCAGCTAGTCCCACCTCGGTTGCAAGTCCTGCTTCTGCTGCTGTCTGATTAATAAATTTGGAGGAACTACTGTCATATGCAAGCACCTCATTATCTGCAACTGAGGTAATAGTAACATCATTTAACTCAGCTAAAGAATCTTCTGTTGCAACCTGTGCATCAACGTATGCAGTTGTAGCGATCTTGGTTGAGTTATCTGAAGCACTTTGTGTATTAGCTAAACAGTCAGATAGAGTTTTGTTTGTCAGTATCTGCGTATTTGTGAGCATAACTGAATTATCGAGAGTATCGAAATTTTCATTCAGCTTTTCACCCCACGTTCCTTTATTTCCTCCAACTGCAGGTTTGGTTAGGGATAAATTAGTTGTTGTTCCTTCTGCCATTTATTTAATAAGGATAAGTATTCACTAAGGATTCTACAGTTACGCCAGTAACTTCATAAATAAAATAATGTTGTGCAGGACCGAAACCATATAAAGCCCACTGATCATCGTCACCATGTGCAGATTGATGAGAAATAAATATATACCTATTTTCTGTAGATCCTGCGGTAAAAGCACCCTTTGCATTAAAATTCCATTTCATAATCATGCCTTTCGCTGCTGGGGGGTCCATGACTTCAGTTGGTGAATAAAACTGTCCTTGCTGTGCCCAAAGTGTGTTACCATATGCCGTGTTTGATGAAGAACTATCTCCTTGTTCTACAGCAGCAGAATGATTGTGTAATCTCAAATATGCTGTCATGTTACCGTCATCTTGTGGATCACTCTCATCTTCAACCATAATATTAAATTCTGTTTCGACTATATAAGTCTTACCAGAGGTAACAGGCAAAGTTATAGAATCGTGGGGAATGTATAAACCTGACGTATTAGCAACTTGGTACTCTGCACCTGTTATTACTACACATTTAACTAACCTGACTACTCCGTCCTGAGTGACTCCACTGGTTATTGTCCCGCTTGTTAATGTTGCTCCACCTGTTACCACAAGATCCCCTGTAACCGAGACATCCCCTGCAAAATCGACATCATTGGCAGTGTACAAAGTTGGAGTTATATTTGCCCCACTTCCGGCACTACCTGATGCTGGAGTTAAAACAATCGTTGGAGCAGAAGTGTAACCTGAACCAGCATTTGTAATTGCAACTGCATTCACTGCACCACTACTTATAGTATAAGTCCCGGCAAAACCACTTCCTGCACCTCCAGTTGCTGAGAGTGTTCCGTTCCCAACATAATTTGAACCAGCAGCAGTTATAGTTAATGTTTGTATTGATCCAGCACTTCTTGAAATCGCAGTAGAACCGTCAACGATTGCATCTTTCTGTGCAGTAGAAGTTGTGAGAGTGTCGCCACTTACATCAAGACTACCTATTATCTTGTCTACCTCTGCAATAATAGAAACAGTAGACGAAATAGATTCAGTTACAAAAGTAGGTTCAGTATCGTCTAATAATTCCAGATCTATCGTAATATCATTCGTTATCCCCTCTATCTTAAACTCACCTTTGTTGGCTGCGTTTGAAGAAGAGTTACTGATAGTAATTTTATCACCTACAGCAAAGCTTGCAAAACCCCTTGTAACGTTTGTTGTTACCAACTTAGTATTTGAATCAAACGTCAAAGTGTGCGTTGTTCCTTTTTGATCTGTCTTGTCTTGTTTCCTGTAAAGCTGAGTGTCCAGATCCGTGAAATTCGTATTACAAAGTTCACCCCAGGTATCATTAGCACCCCCGATTTCGGGCTTAGTTAAATTGAAATTTGTTGTAAAAGTATTAGGCATTACTCACTCCTCCCTAAATAAAACTCCCTTGCTGCATAGTACCAAAAAGAATAATCTCCCTCTCCATAAAATGATCCGTCTACCCTCTCTTGAGCGTCATAAGTTATTGTTGATGCTGTTTGATCTGCAAACGAACTAGAAGTAGCGCTGACAGGACTATAAGTTGCTGTAGGAGTTGTTTGCTGAGTATAAGTTGCACTCGTTGCAGCTTGGTTATCAAAGGTTACTGTAGTCCTTGGTTGTTCAGTATAAGTCTGGATATCAAGAACAAGAGTCATTTCCAACCTCCGTAGTCAAGGTTCCGCTTTGCTCTCATTACTATAGTCCCGCTTTCTGTTTGTGCACGTTGATCACTCACCCTGAGTTCCTCTATCCCTTTGCCTAGTAAAGCACCCCACACACCTATTCTCTCATCATTCATCAACCAAGGTTCTGCTTGGACTAATGCCCCAAACAAATAAATATCAGGTTGATTCGTTATCAGGAAGTTATCAGTATTACTTGCAGAAAGTGGAGTGATAGTGGAATAGTAAATTACTTCTATCCCATAAGTTGCATCTGGAGAAGGATAGAACTCAAAATCTGATCCTGTTATAGCAAAATATCTTGGCTTGCCTGTAGTTGAGGATGCAGATTTCAGTTCGTCCATTTTAGACAAAGATACCTGCTCGAGCCTGACTATAGGATCTGAGTTTAGCTGGATATTGTAGAGTTCCAGAAGATCAGTGGGTTGCGTGACAAACTGTGTGCTGACATTAGAAGTGCTGCGCTTGATCTGATTGCGAGTTCTTAATACCCGGTTAAAAGATGCTTCAGCAAGTGATATAAATTCCTTAACTTGGTCATCGGAAATATCAGATCTATTTAAGTAAGTCTTTACTGCACTGATCAGTGTAGTGTAAGACGTTATTGCCACTACTTCTTACCGTTACCTTTTTTGCTTCTGGCAATCGCACGGTTGCAAATCATTCCCATAAGGATGAAATCACCTGCTCCTCCGGGGAAGTTCTTGCGAATCTTATTGAATGCTTGAACGTCTGGTTTTCCTTCATCTCCAAGATCCAAGACTTTGTCTATCTGTTCGTTAATATAATCTTTAAGGGCTTGTTTCATGATTAGTACCTCATGTTGGATGTTTTAAAATATTTATTGTCTGGATCTCGATACCACTTTTTCCACGCATCAGAGTCGTTTGCCCAACCTTCTCTCACTGCACGGTAGTAAATTATGTTCGGGATCTCAGCGATAGGCCAAACGCAAGACTTCCGATCTAAAGGGACATGCTCTCTTTTTGCGTGACAATACTTGAGAAGTTTAGTCACATCTTGCTGTTTGTTAAACGTAGTTATGTTGTCACTCGGAGAGACATGATATTCAGACATCACATCTCCCCGGTGATTATAAATTACGCTGCTACTTGAAGTGGGTTTTAACCCCACCCTAGAAGAAACGTGCATTTAATTATGCGTATGTTTTGTTAACATCGAACATCCAGCCCATACTCTTGGAATTCGACAACATTACGCCCCATTCGCAAATCAAATTTTCGATGTCGGCATCACCCTGTTTCCCTAGAGTCTGTCTAGTGAAGGGACGCAAGAACGCAATGTTCAAATAATCCCAATCAATAAACCCAACATCGACTCCGTTGGTTACTGCCATATGTCGGTCAAGCATAACCTTGCAGTCACCAAAGTCTGTTTGGACCAGAGTAACGTTGTTTGCTACTGTCTCTGGACTTACAATAATTTGAGAAGCAGATCGTCCTGCAAAGTCCGATATTTCTCTCTTTATTGCACCGTTACAAACTACAGTATCAAGATCACCACCGTCATCCCAGATACCGTTTGCAATTCCCATAAACAGTGCCTCGGTCATTACTGCTAATGAACCTGCTGCAGTTGTGGAAGCAGTGTGTGCACCAGTTGCAGAAGTTGCTACTACTGTTGCTGCCCCGCCACCTGCTGCTGCACCTATGTGAATTGAAGTATCTGTTGAAGCCCAAGTAGATCCTGCAGTATTAAGTCTTCCCAACATATGTGGAAGAGACTCAGTCTGCCTTGCAGTTCCCGAAGCACCTACAATTGCAGGGTTGTGGGACAAGATCGACTTTTCTATATCGATCTTAAGTTGCTTGGATCTGAGTGCCATTTGGTGTGCCATTTCCTGAGACTTCGCATGTTGTGAAACTGTTTGAAGAGTTCCAGAAACTGTTGCGTTTCTAAAGGAAATTTGAGTGTAGTTGTTGAGCAGAGTAGTTGCTGTTCCTGCATCCAGTTCAGCATCTACTTCGACTATCTTCGCACCCTCAATATGTTTATTTGTGCTTGCGCTTGTGGGCAAAGATTCTGTCTGCCACTGAAAAAGTGTATTATGAACGTCTCTGCGCCCTGCATTAGACAAAACTGGAGTTTCATCTGGATCTATATTAAAAATTACTGAGGAAATATCCTCCTTTATTGCAGACGCATCATAACTTTCCATTGCGTCAGTTAGCACGGCCATTGTTACCTCCTTACAATTATTATCTTAACATTACTTCGAATGCACTCGCTGCATCCTTTAAATTACCTGATTTTCTTAATTTCAATTCAGCTTTCTTGAATTCAGACATCTTCTTTCGAGGTGCATTTGCATTTCTGACTGCAGTTGAACTAGCAGGAGTTGCTAAAGCTTTTTGCTTGAGATTAGTTTTCTTGCTTTGTAACTGATCCCACTTATAAGCCTTATATAGCATATTTATTGCTCTCGAATCTGTAACGGCATTTAACTCTTCATCCGAGTAAGATTGAGAACGTCCAAATTGCATTAACTCTGCTTTTTCTTTTTCTGCAGTAGCTTGATCCCGCCACTCGGGTATTAGTTCCTCGAGTTTCTGTGCCTCAGTGTATAATTTTTTCTGATGCTCAAGCTTGCCTTGCTCTGCTAACTGTTGTTGCATTGCAAAAACCTTCTGTTGAGCAGCTTCCCGCTCAGAAGATCTCTCCTGCAACTCTTGTCTCTCAACTAAGTATTGCATCGGGTTCTCAATTTTTAATTGTTCCCAATACTCCGAAGATTGTTCGACTTCCTCGACTTTTTTTAAGTTGTCATATTCATCTTGAAGCTGATTTGCGAGTTGTTGGATTGCTCGGAGGGAGTTCCGTTCCTCGTCAATTGCTTTTCTTTGCTCAGCGACTTCCTGAGTCTTTTTTGTATAATCCTGCTGACGAAGGACATAATTCTGGAGTTCTGCTTGGTCAACCTCAATCAACTCACCGTTCTCCCCGAAGGGCAGTGAATATTTTTGAGCTTCAACCTGCTGTTCTTCTCCTTGCTCTTCTTCGGTAGATTCTTCCTCAGTTAATTCTTCTTCGGAAGTCTCTTCCTCTTCAGCAGTTAAATGATCAACAGTCTCCTCGGGTTGCTCTTCTTCGAGTTCCTCGGGTTCTGTTGCTTCTACTTCTTCAGGTTCCTTACCTGATAATAAATTTGCAAATGCATTTTCTGCAACTTGCATTGTTCCTTGGGGTTCTGCTTGCTCACTCATTTTTTCTTAAGTTTTAAATGTGCTGCTTCAATGCTCCCCTCGTTCATTATTCTGATAAGTGCTTCCTTCAATTCGTCCAATAACTTAATTCTGTGATAGTGCAATTCTCTAATATCTTTCTCAAGCGGATCAGTAGAAATAAGTTTCTCAGTAAGAATCTTCCTTAATTCAGACCAAGAATCATTAAAGATTTCTGCGGTATAGATTCGCTGCGCCTCTTCAGCACGAGCAATTTTTAAAGTATCTGCTGCCATTTGAATTCGTTACAGAGGTTATAATACACTGGACTTAAAGATAATTTTTTTTACCTCTGCTTTTGTAAGAAAAATAACATTTTTATTCCCAATTTGATAAGACCACAACGCTCATTGCAATAGAGATTGTGGCTTTAAACCTAAATTTTTACGTTGATTAGGATTTAAGAGGGAGAGTTCTGAGAGGACATTCCTGTACCGTTCACTGGAACGTGGAGCATTGCTATCTCGTATGCCCCCTCCAGTTCCTCCGGGGTTATCGACTGAGCCTGTCCTTG